GGCTTACTGTTATTATCTAGTACATCAACAGCATTTGTCACTGATGCCATCTCGTCTTGCCAGTATTTAACAGAATCTTCTGCATTATGCTGTCGTGCAACAGCCAATTCTCTTTTGATAAACTCAATTCGATGTGACAAAGCAAAGCGCAAAACAAACTTAGTTTCGCTGTCGAGTTCGATTTTGTATTTCATGTTGTTACTGTGTTGTTGTTGTTGTTGTTAGATAGTGCCAACCAATTCCATCATCCAAGAGTCACGGCGTTCGTCAAACCAGATGTTCGCCTCGGCCTTTTCGGCCTCAGTGAGTTCCATCGGCTCGCCGCCCCAAGACTCAGGGATCGGTCCCGTGAAGTCTTCGATGCGGAGCGCGATCATGTCGCTCAGGTTGCTCTCGGCGCTGATGTTGGCGAAGTCGTTCGTCATGTTGTTAAGTTAGGGTAGAAACTCTTTTCTGTCTACTTTTTTTTTACTTTTTTTACCGGACCTTCAGCCTCTCGAAAACGTCCTTGGTCTCGTTCAGAACCTGAGTCAGAACCTTGTCGCAGAACTCGCGCCACTCGGTCTCGGTAATTTGTCCGGTTTGGAACTTGTCGAACTTGATCGCGTATTCGTTTGTCATGGTGTTACCTTAGTGGATGCGGCGTTTTCTGTCTACTTTTTTTTCAGACTTTTTTCAGACCTCAACCATCATCCCGTTGTTGTTGCGGAAGTAACTTCCGCTGGTGCTGCGCTTTGCAAGCGGTGCGAAGTCGTAAGACTTCACCTCAACCACCTTGCCGATGTTCGCCATTGCCTCGGCCTCAGTCTTGCCGCTCGCGAAGTCCACCGTGCCGTCCGCCTTGCGATACTTCACCGTAACGAGGGCCACGCTGCTGAACTTGTTTACCTTGATGATCTCGACGTTGTTTTGCATGGACAGACTATGGGGGAAAACTCGGTGAGCGTCAACACTTTCAGATAACTTTTTTTACTTTTTTTCGATGGCCTGGACGCATCGACTTGGCACACATACTGCTTCCAGCAGATACGATGCCAACCAGCCATGGGGGGGGTGGGGGGGGGAGCGCAACCCCCCCATTTTTTTGAAATTTTTTTGCTTGACAGAGTGCGCGACGAGGTAGGGGGAGGCTATTCTCAATCTCTCATTCAATTTTATCCTATCTTATATAATGTCTAATATACCTAACTAACATATTAAACAATGTTATATATCTACCTATAAATATTACGACCAAGTTACAAAATCAAACTCAAACTGACCATCATCTACCAAACCAATGGATACCCCCCCCTGTTTTTCCGAAATTTTTACCTTTTTATTTGTTTTTTTTCTATTATTTTTCGAAAAAAATACGAACCCATTATTTTTTATAACTTTATTATTATTTTTTTTATCAGGTCCAAAACCATGCGCAGCCAATTTTAGAACATCAGTTAAACTCGCATCGCTTTTTTGTCTGTTTGCTTTATGAGATATAATTTGCACATTGCCAACAACATATCCTTTGCTGGCGTCTATTCGATCTATTGATATAGAGTTGCTTCTTTTTGCATCCGTTAAACTCATAGATGAATATACTAAATCAATATCATCAAATATCGGACACTTAATTGGTAAAACTGGATATTTTTCTCTAAGATGTTGTATCAAAACAATAGAAGAATCATTTGTTAATTTTACTCTACCTTCTCTAGTTCTACCACAACAATTAGTAGTCAATCTTTCAACTCTTTTCCAACGTGCCTGTTCAGATGTCGCGCATAACTCGTTTGTCTTGTTTCTTTTTTCTTTTTCAACTTTTGTGTCACACGGTCTGCAAATTTTTCTACCTTTTTTATATGAATTTTCATTTATATTGTCGCCGGGAATTAAAATAAGCGAACAAACTATGCACTTTCTTGGTTCGTTGGATATGTTATCCATAATTATTGTACATACTACATTTTTAGCCGCCGATGTCAAAAAAAATCTTTATAATACAAGACTATCCGCCACTTTCAACCGCTATCCGACACTTACCGTCAACATTCTTTAAAGATTGTTTGTGTCGTTCATATTTTTTAGAAATCGATGCATAGATTTTTATAATTTAAACATATGCGCGTGTTAGTAACCGGGGGTTCAGGTTTTATCGGTACACATTTAATAAAAAAATTATTATCTGATGGGCATGATGTTTATAATGTAGATAAAATTAACAGCCGCGCACTTCCTCCCGATAAACAAAAAACAATAGACATATTAGATATTGATGTTGATGATAGTTTTTTTATTGGTATGGATGCCATTATTCATTTAGCGGCAATGGTAAGTGTGCCGAAATCATTTGAAGATCCAGTAAATAGCTTTGGTAATAATGCTTTCTTGACTGTAAAGATGTTAAAAATTGCCAAGCAACATAATATTAAAAAATTCTTTTTCGCTTCTAGCGCAGCAGTATACGGAGATAAAGAAGGAACAGTTAGTGAAACAGATATTACTGAACCTAATAGTCCATATGGCTTAGATAAATTAGTATCTGAAAAATATATAAGAATGTATACTCAATTATGGAATGTAGATCATATTATTCTTAGATTCTTTAATGTTTTCGGTGAAGGACAAAATCCTCAATATGCTGGAGTGATAACAGCATTTAATATCGCCGCGCAAAATCAACAACCATTAATTATATATGGAGATGGAGAACAAACTAGGGATTTTATAAGCGTAAACGATATATGCAATTATATTTCTAAACTGATTTCTATAGATGTTAAAAATGAAACATTCAATATCGGTTCTGGCAAATCTATTTCTATAAAAACGCTTGCAAAACAATTTGGTAATAATATAATATATAAGGAAGCAAGAAAAGAAGTCCGTCATTCGTGCGCTAATATAGAAAAAATAAAAAACTATGAATAAATACGATTATTTTTCAAAAAACTTAATTGAAATCACTAATTTCGATAAAAATAGAGGAACAGTTTTTTACAAATCGCACAAAAAGATAGATTCAAATTTAAAAATAATCATTGCTGACAAACATAATGGTTTTATTATTCATCAAGAATTATTAGGTGTTTTTCCGTCAAATGTAGAGTATTATACTGATTTTTCAATTTTTAAAAAATTTATACATCAAGATATTTTAGTTATTTTTAAATCGAATGACGAATTTTTTTTAATAGAAACTCTTAGGCTTTATGACGAGCCTAATTTCAACCCTTATTCTAATTTTAAATTTAATTTTGATGCAGATTTTTGTAGTTATTATGAAATTTTTGAAAAAGAAATGTATAAGAAGTTTTCAATTGATGTGGAAGAAGGTGATGTTGTTGTTGATATAGGTTCTAATGTTGGCGCTTTTATTAAATACGCAAATGATAAAAAAGCTAAAATAATTTATTCATGTGAACCTAATCCAGCTTGCATAAAAATAATAGAAAAACATTATGCTTTAAATAATGTAATATTAAATAAATACGCAATATCTGATAAAAATGGTATTTCAGAACTTGAAATACCATTCAATAGTGATACCTCTGGATGTTCAAAAATTACAGAAGCTAATGTAAAAAATACATTTACAGATGTAAAAACAATACAAATTGAAACAATAACTTTTAAAAATTTTATAGAAAAAAATAATATCTTAAAAATAGATTATTTAAAAGTAGATTGTGAAGGTGGAGAGGCTTTTGTATTTAAAGATGAAAACAAAACATTTTTTCAACAAAATGTTAAAAAAATTGTTTTAGAATTTCATAACGAAAGTAAGTTCGATATTATTAAACTTCTTAAATCGATAAATTATTCTATTGATATCGTAGATGAAAATCAAAAAACAGGAATGATTTATGCAAAAAATAAAAATTTTTATGATTTAGATATTGTTTTAAGTTTTTTTGTCAGTAAAAACAGTTTATCAACATTTGATAAAACTATTGAGTCTTTTCACAAGCATTGTAAAAATTTAAGTCTTATAAAAGAATTATTTTTAGTAAATGATAGATGTCCAGATATTTATGCTATAAAATGCTTAATAAAAAATTATTTTCCGCAAGTTAAAATCTCTGAGATTAACAAGACAAATGAAGTAAAAAATAATCACGCTGAAATTTTTGAAACTTTTAGAAAAGAATTGATTACTCGCGATGCAAAATATTGTTTCTTTTTAGAAGATGATTGGCTTTTTATTAAAGATTTTGATCTACTTGCTTTGACAAACATTTTAAATAAATCAAATTATTGTCAAATAGTTTTGTCTACGGATTTTAAAAATTTAGATGTAAATAAAAATTTAAATTGGCCTACTTCCGAGTTTTTAGGTTTTATTAAAAATGAAAAAAAACCATTTTTTCACATAACTAAAAAGATAGAAGAAGAATTTTTTTGGTCAGAAGTGATTGACTATACTTGTTTCTCTTTAAATCCATCGTTAATAAAAATTGATTTTTTTAAAAAAGGTGGATCTATAGAAAACGATCCTGTTTTTGAATTATTATATAATTTATCTAACAAAGAACAAACTAATTTATTATCAGAAGAGCATTTTTGCTATCATATTGGTGATTTAAAAAAAATAAAGCTAGAACAACAAAATACTAAATCAAATTTAAAAATAGGAGTTCTTTTTGCTTCGTATAACTGTGCTGATCATATTGATAGATGTTTTCAACCTTGGTTAAATTTGCGCGAAGAATTGAATTTAGTTTTAGCTTCTACAAATGGAAGATACGATCTTTCAGATTTAAAATTTGATTATAAAGGTAATGATTCTCTTGTAAAATTATTAGGTAAAAATTTAGATTTCTTAGTTCATTCAACAAGTGTTAACCATAGATGGAGCGAAGAAGAAAGTAGGACATATATGTTAAATTATATGTTAGATAGAAAAGTTGATTTAATTTTTGTAGTTGATGCTGATGAATTTTATACAGAAGAACAAATAAAAAATATTTTAAAATACGTTCAAGAAAATTCTAATTACGATGCTTATAACGTGCAGTTTAAAAATTATGTGATAAAATTACCTTATTGGATTGAAGGTTTTAATAAAAGCGTAGTCTATTGGTGCAATAGGCATGGAGGAATAAAATGCTTTAATTTTGATTGTGAAATAGCTTATAATGATGGAACAATAATTCAAAAAAACACTAATGTAAATATTATACCTAAAAATATAGCTTTCGTAGACCATTATTCTTGGTTAGAGAATGATCCAAGAACTAAAGAAAAGACTGTATTGCAAAATGTTAAATATTTTGGTGAAGAAAATTTAAAATGTTCTTTTTGTTACGATGAAAATGACAATTTAATAGTAAATGAAAATTTTTATAAAAAAAGAGTTGGCCTCTTGCCAACTTTCCACAAAACTATAACCAAACATTGTTGCGATTTTGATATATATATAAATGAAAATGATAACAGCTTTCACATAAAAAATGTGTTAGTAAATAAAAATTTTATTTTTAGTATTTATAATGGAGAAACTAACGATTTGATTTACGCGCCATTAATGAATTTAACAGCTAATTTAAATTATTATATAAATTGTGGCATAAATCTGAAAAGCTATAAAAGTTTTAAAATTATTGTTATAGATGTAGAAACAAATAAAGAAATTCATGATGAGTTGTTATTTTTAAAATTTAAATAAATTTAAAGCCTTGGGCTTGAAATTGGGTTTTTTTTGTTGTATTATATTCAACTTATTCTAAAAATGAAAAAAAAAGAATTGTATCACAAAATCAATCCAAATTCTTTAGGTGATGCTTTAGCAGCCACACCAACTTTAAGAAAAATTTCTAAGTCTTACGATCAAAAAATAAATGTTGTAACTCATGTTCCTGAATTATTTAAAAATAATCCATATGTTAAAAATATTTATTCTTTTGAACAATTTAATAAATTAAAATTATCTGCCGAAACTGAAGTTTTTGAAACTTTTTGTGGTTGTGGAGTAAAAAATAATAATGGTGTTGAAAAAAAACATAACCTTTTTGACATCAGAAGATTTCATTCTGTTGATTTAGGATTTGATCTATTAGATACAGAAATGCATTATGATTTTGTTCCTGATTTAAATAATAATTATCACATTTCTCAAAAATACATTTGCTTGCATGCCGCCACTTCTTGGGAGTCTAGAACATACTCTAAAGAAAATTGGCAAAATCTGATAAATGAACTAGAAAAATTAAATTATTTTATAGTTATAGTAGGAAAAAACGCTACAGAACACGGCTTTTGGAATATTGATAAAAAAATTCACTCTTTATCTTTTAAAAATGGATTAGATTTGAGTAATAAATTAAACCTATCTGAATTATGGCATGTTTTAAATAATTCTGAATATGTAATAACTATGGATTCAGGTATATTGCATTTTGCTGGTACGACTGATACATTCATTATACAGCTAGGATCATCTATAAATAATAAATTACGCGCACCATATAGAAATAATTCTCAAGACTATAAATATAAATATATTTCTGGTCCTTGTGATATTTTTTGCGGCTCCGATATGAAATACGGTATAAAAGAATGGGGAACAATAAATAGTGTGCCTCCATTGGTAAAATGTTTAGAAAATAAATCAACTTTCGAATGCCATTCTAAAGTAAGCGATGTCGTAGATTTTATCAAAACAAGAAACGTGTTAGTTGAAATAAATAATACTTCCAAAAAATATTTATTTATTGCTGGACATTTATCTACTGGTGGAGGTCCAAAATATTTAGAATGGTTAATAAAGAAAATTAAAAATGAAGGAAATACAATTAAAGTTGTTGAATGGAATCTTTATAGTCCAAATTTTATTGTTCAAAGGAATGAAATAATAGACACAATTGGAAAAGATAATTTTATAAGTGTCGGATCTTATTATGAAGATGATTCTACATTTTACGATAAGGAAAAAAATATAAAAAATTATATTAATGATTTTGCGCCTGATTATATTCATTTAAATGATTTACCAGAGGAGTTTGCTATAAAGCCTATGTCTAAAGATTTTCTTGAGTTTTTATATAAAAAAGATAGATCTTATAAAATATTAGAGACATGCCATACTTCACAATTTGATTTTAATAAAAAAATTTATATACCTGATGCTTTTTGGTTTTGTTCTGACTATCATTTAAAATTATCTAAAAATATAAATGTGCCAAAGAAAATTGTCGAAATGGATTTGCCTTTGAATATTCGTCCAAATAGAGATGATACCTTGAAAGAATTAGGTTTAGACCCTAGTTATTATCATGTTTTACAGGTTGGATTATTTCATAAAAATAAAAATCAAAAATTTACATTCGACGTTGCTAAAAATTTCTTGGATGACAAGATTCTTTTTCATTTTGTAGGAAACATGTGTTATATTGATGAATGTGATATAGATAGAAATCAAAAAAATTGCATGATTTGGGGAGAGCGCGATGATGTGCAAAAATTTATGTCTTGTATGGATTTATTTGTTATGCCATCACTACAAGAATTAAATCCAATTTCTATAAAAGAGGCACTTTCTTGGAATATGAAGTGCTTCATAAGTGATTTAGATGTATATAGAGATAAGTATAAAGATAATAATAATATTTCTTTTATAAAAGAACATAATCTTTTACAATATATTGTTAATTTACCTTTATCTAATATTAGTGAATCATATGTAGAAAATTTCTTTTTTGCAGATTTTCGCAAACCAGTAAGAATAGAAATATCTGGAAATAATTCTTACAAATACGATGTTAAATTTATTAATAAATTAAATAATAAGATTTTTTATGAATCTTTGTTAACTAATAATATGTGGGCGGCTTCGGAACAAGAGTCTGCTGAAAATGTTAAAATAATTATGCAAAATCTAACTACAAAACAAATTTTTAATTTTGAAAAATCTAATGATCGAAAAGTTTGTGTAGCAAATGAATCTGGAAGTCTAGGGGATACATTAGCTTGGACTCCAGTTGTAAATCGTTTTGCTGTAGAAAATAATATTACAATTGATTATTTTACGCCTTATAAAAATTTATTTGAAGCTAAATATCCAAATATAAATTTTTATGATTATAGTTATAAAAACAATATTTCTGCTGACAGTCAAATTTATGAATTAAAATTTGATTGCGGTAAATTAGATAATACAAAAAATCTACAAGAAATAGCGTCTGATATTTTGAATATTTATCATAAAGAAGAAAGACCACAAATAAATATTGCAAAGCCTTTTAAGAAAAACTTTAATAAAAAATATGTTTGTATAGCAACACATTCCACTTCACAATTTAAATATTGGAACAATCCTATTGGATGGCAACAAACGGTTGATTATTTAAAATCTATTGGTTATGATGTTATCTGTATAGATAAACAAGAATATTTTGGAACTGATAAAAAAATGAATTGCATACCTAAAGGATGTATTAATAAAACTGGTGATATTTCTTTACAAGAAAGAATGAATGATTTACATTTTTGTGATTTCTTCATTGGCTTGACTTCTGGCTTATCCTGGTTAGCTTGGTCTTTGGAAAAACCAGTTGTTTTAATTTCAGGAATTTCAAAAGAAAATACAGAATTTTTTACTCCTTATAGAGTTACAAATACTAACGTATGTCATGGATGTGCAACTGAAAAAGGTTATGAATTTGATAGAGACGATTGGATGTTTTGTCCTAAAAATAAAAATTTTGAATGCACTTCATCGATAACATTTGAAATGGTAAAAGAACAAATAGATAAATTAATAAAAGATCATAATTTAAAATAAGATGAATATTTTATTAACCGGAGCTTCTGGATCTTTAGGCAAAGAGTTTGTAAAAGAGTTTCAAAAAAGAAATTTTAATTATTACACCCAAACAAATTCTATCGATTTAGGTGAAAAAAATATTTTATGTAATTTTAATGATCCTAAAAATTTACTATCAATAAAAGATTATATTAAAAAAAATAATATAACTCATTTAATAAATAATGCAGGTATTTATATTAATGGAGAATTAAACGATTTAACTGATCAAAGCGTTGTCGATTTGATAAATATTAATTTACTAAGTCCAATTTTGTTGTCTAAATATTTATACGAACACCTTGCAGAAACCAATCAATCAGGAAAAATAATAAACATAAATTCAATAGCTGGAAAACAGCCAAACTATTTAGAATCAGTTTATTCTGCCTCTAAGCATGGTCTTGCCGGTTTTGGGGCATCGTTATCAATTAATCAAAAAAAATCAAGAATTCAAATTATAGATTGTTTTGTTGGCGGAATAAAAAGTAATATAACTAAAAACAGATCGAATTATGATTCTTTAATGCAGCCATCAACCATTTCAAAATTTATTGTTGACTTGTTGCAGTCTAAAGAGGACTATACAGTGTCTTCTATAGATTTAAGAAATAATGTATGAAAGCTGTTATTTTAGTTAAAAAAAATGAACCACTGATAGTAGATGATATAAGTTTACCGGAACAACTTTTTTTTGGTCAAGTTAAAGTAAAAAATATTATAAGCGGTTTGTGCGGCGCTCAATTGCAAGAAATAGCTGGATTAAAAAATAATGAAAAATTCATGCCTCATTTGTTAGGTCATGAAGGTTGTGGTATTGTTGAAGAGATAGGTCAAGGAGTGAACAAAGTTAAAGTCGGAGACAAGGTTATTTTACATTGGCGAAAAAGCTCAGGAATAGAATCTGAATTTCCAATATATACTTGGAATGATAAAAAAATATCTGGAGCAAAGTTAACTACGCTTTCAGAATATTCTATTGTTTCAGAAAATAGAATTACAAAAGTAAATAATGATATATGTAATAATTTTTGTGCTTTATTGGGATGTGGACTTTCTACGGGACTAAGCGTAGTAAATAATGAGGCTAATATTAAGTTTGGTGAAAGCGTATTAGTTCTTGGATGTGGTGGAGTTGGTCTTAATTGTATTTTCGCTTCTAAATTATCACATGCTAGTCCAGTTGTTGGGGTAGATATTAGTATTTATAAACAAGCGCTTACAATAAAAAATGGTGGTGAATTTTATCATATTGATTCTTTAAATCAGTTGTTTGATAAGTATAAAAAATTTGATTGTATCATAGATACGACAGGAAATTTAGACTTAGTTTCAAAATGTATTCCTTATTTATCTGAACAAGGAAGATGTATATTTATTTCTCAACCAAAACAAAATTCTTCGTTAATTATAACTAATCCAATAAATTTCTTTTCAAGTAAAGGATTATCTTTTAAGACAACTCAAGCTGGGGGTTTTGATCCAGACGTAGATATTCCAAAGTACATAAAATTATACTTGAACAAAGTTATAAACATAGATAATATAATCACAGATTTTTACGATTTAGATAGCATAAATGAAGCTGTAGCTAAATTAATGACTGGCACTTCTGGCAGAATTTTAATAAAAATATGAACTATATCTCTAAACAAGGGTTGATTGATTTTGAAAACGAAATAATTAAACTGTATAAAGATTGCAAGCTTCCGTTCCTTTTCCATTTATCAGGTGGAAATGAAGATCAGTTAATTGAAATTTTCAAAGAAATTAAAGATGGTGACTATGTAATCTCTAATCACAGAAACCATTATCACGCTCTTCTCGCTGGAATCCCGGCGGATGAGTTGCGCCAAAGAATCGTGGATGGCAGAAGTATGTTTATTTATGACAGGAAGCGCAATTTCTTTACGTCAGCGATCATTGGCGGTACTCCAGCTATTGCGGCGGGAATCGCTCTTGCTCTTAAGCGCAAGGGGTCTTCTCAAAAGGTGTGGTGCTTCGTTGGTGACGGCACAGAAGATTCTGGGCATCTTTTTGAGGCAGCAAGATATGTTTCTGGTTTTGATTTGCCATGCAAATTCATCGTAGAAGATAATAATAGATCTGTTTGTACTCCAAAGAGCGAAAGATGGGGTCAATCTGTATCACCTCCGATGCCTCCTTGCGTAGAAAGATATCGATACGACATCACTTATCCTCACGCAAGAATTGACGAGAATATTGATCTAAAGAAAACAAAGCAAAAAACTGATGCTGAATATTTTCCATATTTGCTTCCAGAAAAGATGCCGTCTTTTGATATTGATCCAAATATTTCATTTAAGAACGCTGTTACTGAAGCTATGACAGAGATTGGTAAAGCAAATTCTGTATTTATTGGATACAATGTTAAGTATGGAAACGCAATGGGTAATCTTATAAATGTAGAAGATAGCAAAAAAATTGAAACGCCTGTTGCTGAAAATCTTATGGCTGGACTTGCAATCGGAATGTCTTTTGAAGGATTCAAGCCTGTTGTTTATTATGAACGTCACGATTTCATGTTGGTAGCGGCAGATGCTATCGTTAATCATGCTAATCATATCGAAAGAATTTCTCATGGAGAATATGAGTGTCCAGTAATATTTAGAACAGTGGTTGCTGATAGCGGTCCTTTCTATTCTGGACCAACTCATTCTCAAAATTTTACAGCAGGATTTAGAAATATGATTTCTTTTCCAATTTATGTTCCAGATACTGGTGCAGAAGTATTAGATGCTTATAAAAAAGCATTACATTCTAGGAGACCATCTATGGTTGTCGAAAGAAAAAGCAAATTCTAATGAAAAAGAAAATTTTAGTAATAGGTGATAGTTGTAGAGATGTTCATATTTATTGTTCATCTAGCAGAATGTGTCCAGACAAGCCAGTGCCAATTTTAAAAATTATTGATCAAAATGATAATCCTGGTATGGCGAAAAATGTTTATAGAAATATAAAATCTATTGTAGAATCTTGTGATTTACTAACGAATACAAACTGGCACAACATTACTAAAACTAGATATGTACATAAAACTACAAATCATATGTTTTTTAGAGTAGATTCTGCCGAAGAAATAAAAAGGATAAATATTGATTCAATAAATTATAATTATGATCATATAGTTATTTCAGATTATGATAAAGGATATTTAACTGAAGAAGATATCATAACAATATCTTCAAATCATAATTCTGTATTTTTAGACACAAAAAAAATATTAGGTTCGTGGGCTAATAAAGTAAAATTTATAAAAATTAATAATCATGAATATGAAAGATCTAAAAATTTTATAACAGAAGAGCTTAACAATAAAATAATAAAAACCTGTGGTGAATATGGATGCTATTATTTAAATGAAAGATTTCCTGTTGAACAGCAAGAAGTTATTGATGTGTCTGGTGCTGGAGATTCTTTCTTAGCTGGTTTAATTATTGAATATTCTAAAAATAAGGATATTAGAGCGTCTATAGAATTTGCAAATAAATGTGCTAGTAAAGTTGTTAGTCAAAAAGGTGTTAGTGTGATATGAATTTTTAATATAAATCTATTTATGAATAATTTTTTAACAGTAGGTGTGGAAAAAAATACTATTAATAAAAACTACCGTCAATTAATGAAAAAATTTATTGAAGAGACTGCGGTTGAAATTTTTGATTTTAATCAATATGAATTAAATGTAAAAGTAGAGCCTAATGATTTAGTCTTAGATTTAGGATGTTCTTTTGGTTATTTTTATTTTAAAAATTTGCGTAAAAATATAACTTATATTGGTGTTGATGGTAGTATTGATTGTTTAAAAGATTTTTATGAAAACTTAAATAAAGATAACAGACCTATTCTTATAAATAGTTTTATAACAGATGATAAAAAAATTTATGATTGTAAACCGTTTTTTCATGACGCGCCTTCTAAAGAAGTAGTTAGTATTTCTTTTGCAGATTTAATTAAATTATTAAATAAAAAAATTGATTTTTTAAAATTTGATATTGAAGGTGCAGAAATGGATTTCTTCGATAATGAATCAAATTATAAATTGTTAAAACAAAATGTTAAAAAATTCTCTGGCGAATTTCATTTATTAAATAGATCTCATTCCCGAGAAAAAATAAATGAAGTGTTAAGAAAGCTTTCTGTAGATCCTGAATTAGATTTGAAAATTTATAGTATTAACGCTGTAGATATTACAAATTCTTATTTTAATAGTGGAGATTATTATTCAGAAATAATTATATCTAGCAAAGTCAACAATAATATATAATATATTATATATAGTTAAGCATAAGAATATTAATATATGTCAATCAAAAAGAAAAAAATTCAAAAAGAAAAAGACGATTTAAATGAAATTATCGCAGATAATAGTTTCAAATCAGCTAAACTGACTATTAAGAATTTTAATTTAACGGATAAGCAAAAAAGTTTTGCTCAAATAGCTTTTGATAAAAATACAAAGATTGTTTTTATTAATGGTCCTGCTGGAAGTTCTAAAACATTTTTAGCTGTTTATTGTGCGCTTCATATGTTAAATATGAATTCAAAGTATGAAATTAAATATATTAGAACAATAGCTGAATCTGGAGAAAGAGGGCTTGGTTCTTTGCCTGGAACTGTAGATGAAAAATTTAATCCATTTATGATGCCTTTATATGATAAGTTGGATGAGCTTCTTCCTATGGCGCAATCAAAATATTTAGAAACTAATGGATTTATTGAAGCACTACCAATTAATTTCTTAAGAGGAGCCACATGGAATGAGAAAATTATTATTGCAGATGAATCTCAAAATTATAGTAGTAAAGAACTTATTACTCTTTTAACTCGTATCGGTGAAAATACAAAAATGTTTATTTGTGGAGATACTATGCAATCAGATATTGGAAACAAGTCTGGTTTTATTAAAGTTTATGATTTATTTAATAATAAAGAAAGTGAAGAAAAAGGAATTTATTGTTTCCAATTCGATGAAGAAGACATTATGCGAAGTGAAATTCTAAAATATATTGTTAATGTCTTTAAGAGATTAGATAAATCAAACATTCATTAATATAATAGTCATGAGTAATATTTACTGTTCAAATTGTGGAACTAAACATGTTTTTGGTTCTAAGTTCTGTACTAATTGTGGAAACTCTTTAGGTGGATTCTCTAATATTAGTAAGCCAAAATTGCAGAATCCAATTCAAACAAGAAATATTTCTAAACAACAAAATCCAGAAGTTGATGAAGATGGAATTCCAACTGTATTTGTTAGACCATCTAAACTTTCATATGAAATAGAAAAACCATCAGGTAATAAATATCTAGGAAAAGATCTATTTAATGCTACTCCAGTAGATCCAAATGAAAGAACCAGTTCTAGACTCAATTCGAATTATAAAAAGTTGACAAAAGAAGAATTCTTAAGCCAATCACTTAAAGAATGTAGTTCTAGACCTATTCAGGATATTGATGAATAATAAAAAGAAAAAATTTGAAGACATGTATGATACAATTGATCAAGTAATTAAAAAACGTAAAAATAAGTGGAAGTTAAAAGCGATTACTTGGTTTGATTTTGAAGATATAGAACAAATTATAAAAGTTCATATATATAAAAAGTGGCATTTATGGGATCAAGCGAGAGCTATTGAACCTTGGGTGAATCGTATAGTCACGAATCAAATAAGAAATATAATAAGAAATAATTATACTAGTTTTGCACGACCATGCTTATCTTGCCCATTTAATCAAAATAAAGAAGGAGATTCTGGAGCAGAAATGTCTTGCGGATTCACTACCAATGGGAAGCAGTGCAATGAATGTCCATTATTTGCAAAATGGGAAAAAGTTAAAAAATCAGCTTACGATGTTAAAATAACTGTTAGTTTAGAAAATCATAAAAATTATTTTATGAATTTTGAGTCTGCTATGAGTTATGATTATAAAAATGCAGAAAATAAACTTCATGAATTAATGAGAGCGCATTTAAATGATAAACATTTTTTAATTTATAAAATGTTTTTTATTGATAATTTAACCGACGATCAAGTTGCAAGAATTTTAAAATTTAAAACTACTGAAAAAGGTAGAAAAGCTGGATACAAGCAGATAAAAAATTTAAAAAAAATGTTATATATTAAAGCTCAGGCATTGCTAAAAGAAAACGATATTTTTTCAATTTAATATGTTAACAGACGAGAATAAAGCGTTTTTATTAAAGAAAATTAATGAAGGAACTCAAGATTATGTAGTTTTAGCAAATCTGCTTCATAACCGCGAAGATTTAACTGGCAGATCTAAAGAAGCAAAGCTTATAAGAGATTTTCTAATTACAACTGGTTTTGCTAAAAAGCAAGAAAAACCAAAACCTACACAGACAGTAGAAATATTATCCAAAGAAAATTGTGAATTTATTGATCAAAATATTAAAATAGGAATAACGCCAAGACAAGTTACAGAACTGATATTTCATGAAAAATTTGTAGGTCTTGAAAACTTAAATCTTTTTATTACGGCAGAATACCGTGCCGTTCAAAAATACATAAAAGAAAAATATCCAGATTATTTAGTAGACAATGAATCTGGAGTTGGGGATAAGTATTCAGTACCTCGTTCTATTAAAACAGTAATAAATAAAGCTAATAAGTGGTGCGGTCAAAATATATCTGAAGAAAAGTTGTCCTTGCAGCATAGAAAATGCATGGAAAGATTATTAACTTATTTATCAAGCCCACGTTTTGTTGGTAATTATGATTCTTATAATAGCTCAACAGATAAAGAGTTATTTGAAGCTGAGTTCGTTAGATCTGTATGGGATAAGCCTGACTTAACTATTGATGAAATTAATTTGTATATTAATGTTTGTATGGATTATATTAACTTGCGTCAAATTGATATTAAAAAGAATAAAATAAACGACATGTTTAACGAAACGCAAGATCAGAAAGATTTTACTATGCGTCTCACAGAGGTTCTTAAAACAATCTCTGAGGAATATAATCAATGTGCAAGTCGTATCGATAAGAGTATTCAAAAATTGAACGGTGAACGTTCAAAGAGAGTGGAGCAAACGCATCAAAAGAACGCTTCGATTCTTAATCTTGTAGAGCTTTTTCAAGACGAACAAGAGCGTAAAATGATGATTCAAATTGCTGATATGCAAAAGCGCACAATTAAAGATGAAGCTGATCGTTTAGAAAATATGTCTTCATGGAAAGCTAGAATTTTGGGAATTTCTAAAGAAGATGCTATATGATTCAGTGTAAAATCTGTAGCGAGCCTTTTAATAATGATAAATCTTTTCATGCTCATTTAAAAAAGCATAATCTTTATCAAGCAGAATATTATTGTAAATATTATCCACGACATTCTCTTTATTATCGTCAACAAATACCTTTTAAAAATAAAAAACAGTATTTTCAAATGGAATTTCTAGATTATACTGAGTTTCTTAAATGGGAAAATTCATCAAATCCAGAAATCGTAAAAGCAAAATGTATTGAGATGCTTAAAAAAAGAATAGATGAAAAACAATATCATTTTGCTCCGTTTCATAATGAACTCATAACTCTTGATTTGCCAAGTTTAAATATTTATAAGAAACATTTTAATTCTTATACTGGCGCATGTAAGTTACTAAATATAGAACCATTGTATAATAAAAATTTACCAGACACATTTAATAAAACTAATGTTTCGCATCTTCCTATTCTAGTTGATACAAGAGAACAAGATCCTTTAGAGTTTTCAAAGTCTAAAGTCGAAAAAATATTTGTGGGAGATTATTTAATAGCTGATAAAAAATATTTTACTAATACTTTTGTAGATAGAAAGAGCGAATCTGATTTTCTTGGAACTATGGCTTCTGGAATAGAAAGATTTGAAAGAGAAGTGGTGAAAGCTGTTGAATTAAATTGTTATTTATTTGTCGTGGTAGAAAGCAGTATCAATAGTATATTAATAAACCAAAAAAAATATAATAGGAAAACAAATTTAGAATATGTTTTTCATAATATGCGTACTTTATGTCATAAATATCCAAGGCATATACAGTTTATTTTTACTGGTAGCAGAAATAAATCTTTAGATATTATACCAAAATTACTATATCATGGTAAGTCACTGTGGCAAGTAGATATACAATATTTTTTAGACAATGAGTTGGGAGACAGGCAATCAAGTACCAAGGAAATCGCGTTTAATTTCCAATGAGGAGTTAGCGCAGATACCTGGATACATAGAAGAGCGAGAAGCGAAGTTATTGTTTTATCAATTTCTTCGCAATAATACTACTTTTGCTACAGATTTGATAACAGGTGTCAAACTTTTTCCTTTTCAACACATGGCTATCAAAGGAATGTTAGAAAGTGATTATTTTTTAGGGGTATGGTCGCGTGGTATGAGTAAATCTTATACTACTGGCATTTATGCTGTACTTGATGCTATTTTAAATCAAGGAGTTGAAACAGGTATATTGTCGCGCTCATTTCGTCAGTCAAAAATGATATTTAAAAAGATTGAAGATATTGCAGCTAAACCTGAAGCCTATCTTCTCAAGCAATGTATTACAAAAGTATCAAAATCTAATGATGAATGGGTGATGGAAATTGGTAAAAGCCGCATTCGCGCATTGCCTTTGGGTGATGGTGAAAAGCTTCGTGGTTTTCGCTTTCATAGAATTATTATTGATGAGTTTTTATTGATGCCAGAGCGCATTTATAACGAAGTAATCGTACCGTTCTTGTCTGTAGTTCAGAATCCCACACAGAGAGAAGAGTTGTATAATCTTGAAACACAATTAATTGCTAAAGGAGAGATGACTGAAGAAGAAAGATACATTTGGCCTAATAATAAATTGATTGCATTGTCTTCAGCATCGTTTAAATTTGAATATTTATATAAGCTTTATGAGCAGTATGAGAATTTAATATTCAATCCTAAAAACAAAGAAAAGACAAAGCGTTGCGTCATGCAGTTTTCTTATGATTGCGCTCCAGTGCAGTTATACGATCAGAATTTGATCAATCAGGCGAAAGCTACAATGAGTGAATCACAATTCTTGCGAGAGTTTGGCGCACAATTTAGTGATGATAGTTCTGGATATTTTAAAATATCTAAAATGGCATTATGCACAGTGCCTGATGGTGAGCTTCCTGCTGTTGAAGTCGTAGGAAATTCTGAAGATGAATATATATTAGCGGTTGATCCTTCTTGGTCAGAAACAGAATCATCTGACGATTTCGCTATTCAAGTTTTAAAAATTAATAAAGAAAAACAAATCAACACATTAGTTCATTCTTACGCTCTTTCTGGGTCTTCATTGAAAGATCATATTAAATATTTCTTATATCTACTACAGAACTTTAATATTGTGGCTATTTGCATGGATTATAACGGTGGCGTTCAGTTTATGAATTCTTGCAATGAAAGTGAATTATTTAAAGATGCTAAAATCAATTTGAAACCAATGGTAACTGAATTTGAGAGACCAGAAGAGTATGCTCAGAACTTATATTCTGCAAAGAGCGAATATAATAAATCAGATTACAAATATGTTTTCTTAAGAAAGCCTACTTCTGGTTGGATACGATTAGCGAATGAAATGTTGCAAGCTAATTTCGATCATCGTCGTACATATTTTGCAAGTCGCGCTATTGATGATAACTTCAGAAGTCAAACTAAAAAGCATATAGGTATAACAGATATAAAATTTTCAAATGCTTTAGATAGTGAAAAAGAAAATGAAGAAGCTAAAATGATTGACTTTGTTGAACATTTATCTGATATGATTTTGCTTACAAAAACAGAATGCGCTCTTATACAAATAACAACATCTGCTCAAGGTATGCAGAATTTTGATCTTCCTGCAAATCTTAAACGTAAATCTGGACCAGATAAACCTAGAAAAGATAGTTATTCAGCATTAGTATTAGGTAATTGGTTATCTAAGGTATATTTCGACATGAATAATACTCACGTTGAAGATATGACTGAAACTTTTGAACCAATGTTTATTGCTTAAAAGTTAAAAAGTCACTTTTAAAGTTACAATGTGTAACTATTATTAACATGAGTCGCAAATATAATAAAAGATCAGATTATTGGGATAAATTCTCTAAAGCTCAAGAAGGTCAATCTGAACCTCTCGACGCTCTTTTAAAAGAAAACTCATCAGAGCCTTCTTTGGTTGGTGATCCATTTTATCAACAAGAATCAAAGGCTTCGACTTATGAAAGAGGTGGGGCTGGAGAGTCTACTAATTTGCGAAGAAATTTAGCTTATATAGGACCAAAAATTTATAAATATGGCAATATCAGAGAAGGCTTATTGCCTTTCGAATTTTCAATAAATGGATATAATATCCGCGATGCAATTGAGCTTTGTCAAAAGGCTTATGCTAACGTAGCTATTTTTAGAAACGCAGTAGATATTATGTCTGAATTTGCCAATGCAGAAATATATCTTGAAGGTGGAAGTCAAAAAGCAAAAGATTTTTTTGCAAAATGGATGAAGTATACAAGAATGTGGAATGTCAAAGATCAGTATTTTCGTGAATACTATCGTAGTGGTAATGTTTTCTTTTATAAAATAAACGCTAAGTTTGAAATCGACGATTTTCAAAAGATTTTAGAAACATATGCATCGTATGATGGAGCATCATATAATACAGATATTAAATTATACAATTATCCAACTCCATATGATGTAAAGAATTTGATTCCTGTTCAATATATTCTTCTTAATCCATTTTATTTAACAACGAATCACACAAGTTCTTGGAATCAAGTCGTTTATCAAAAGATACTTTCTGAATATGAATTAGAAAGACTTCGCTCACCAAAAAACGATCATGATCAAATGGTTTTTAACAGTTTAGACAAAGAGACTCAAGACAAGATTGCCAATGGGCAATGGGCAAGAGATGGTCTGAAGATACAAATAAATCCTACAAATATTATATATTCTTTTTATAAGAAGCAGGATTACGAACCTTTTGCTGTTCCTTTTGGATTTGCAGTTCTTGATGATATCAATTTTAAAATGGAAATGAAAAAGATTGATCAAGCTATTTGTCGCACGATTGAGAATGTAATTCTATTGATTACTATGGGTACTGAGCCAACGAAGGGCGGTATCAATCATAAAAATATCAAAGCAATGCAAAGTCTTTTGACCAATCAGTCAGTTGGTCGCGTTCTTGTTGCGGACTATACTACTAAAGCTGAATTCGTTATCCCAGACATGAATAAAGTATTGGGATATGAAAAATATAAAGTTGTAAATGAAGATATTAAAGAAGGATTGCAAAATATATTAATTGGATCTGAAAAGTTTGCAAATACAACAGTAAAAGCTCAGGTATTTTTTGAAAGATTAAAAGAAGCTAGAAAAGCTTTCTTGAATGATTTCTTGCAGCCAGAAATGGAATTAATATTCCGTAATCTAGGATTTAAAGGTAAATGTCCTATTGCTAAATTTGAAGAAGTATCCATTAAAGATGAAACTCAATTTAATCGCGTGGTCACGCGCATGATGGAGCTTGGTATATTACCGCCTGAAGAAGGTCTACGAGTTATTGAAACAGGTATTTATCCAACTCAAGAAGAATTGGGTGCTGCTCAGGCTAAATTTGTAGAAGAAAGAAAGAAGGGATTTTATAATCCAATTGTTGGTGGCGTTCCTGTTATTCCTCCACCAATGCCTGAAGTTTCAGGAGTCAAACCTCCAATTAAAAAGACTACCACTCCAAATGAAAGGGGTCGTCCAATTGGATCAAAAGCAACTGTTTACGCTAAAGATGCAATTGCTAAAGTAATGGATAAAACAAAAGATTTATATTCTATTATTGAAGCTGGTTTAAAAAAGAAATATTCTAAAAAATCTTTAAATGCTGAACAAAAGAAACTAGCACAAGGAATTTCTGAAGCAATTATAATTGGATCTGAATCAGAAAATTGGATCTCTACCGCTACAGATGTTTTGAATAACACTGATAAATTAGACAAGCTAAGTATACTTAATGAAGTGCAAACAACTGCAAGCGAACATGATTTAGATACATATGCAGCAGCACTTTTATATCACAGTACTAAATATTCTGTGTAAAATCTAATATTATGTTTCTTTATAGAACTAAATTTGACAATATAGTTACAGCTTCATTGAATTTTGATAATAATGTTTTATTGTCTCAAGCTTCATTAGATTCTCTTAAGTCAATTATACCTTCTTCAGTTAATTTAGAAAAGAATGTCGATTTAGTCGGCGCTGCATTTAATGCCGCTGTTGTTAATCGTTTTAATAAGAATGGTGACGGTATTGATACAAACACAGCTATTGCATTTAAAAAATATTTTATACACAAGCCAACAAATATTGAACACAAAAAGCAAAGAGTAGTTGGTCACATTGTTAATTCAGCATTTTCTTCTTATGGGGAAAATAAAATTTTATCTGATGACGATGTAAGAGGCACTCTTAGTCCATTTAATATTGCTTTGGCGGCTGTTGTATATAAAACAGTTGATCGTCAATTTGCTGATGCGCTTATGGATTCTAACGATCCACAATCAGCATTGTTTGAAAAAATTAGTGCTAGTTGGGAGATTGGATTTAACGAATATTATGTTGCAGTTGGAAGTTTAGATTTGAAACAAGCTGAAATCATTACAAAAAAAGAACAAATAGAAGAGTTTAAGAAATATTTAAAAGGCTTTGATGGTTCTGGTTTTATGAATGATGGTACTCCAGTATATCGTTTAGTTACTGGTCGTATTTATCCTTTAGGTATTGGCTTTACTACTAATCCTGCTGCTGATGTTCAAGGAGTTGTAATTGACGATGGAACATCTGCTATAGAAACCGAAGATGAAGATGAAAATGAAGATGAAAACGAGATGGAAGAAATGGAAACTGAAGAAGCTGAGTCTTACGAAGTAAATTCTATAGAATTACTTAATTTGAATAATAAAATATTTTCACAAACAGAAAAACAACCTGTAAATATTACCAAAACTAAAATTATGGATTTAGAACAAATACTATCTGCATTAAAAACAGTTCTCGCTGAAAAGCAAGATACTGCAAAGTTTAGTGAAGAAGCTGTAGCTTCTATTTCAGCTAAAATCGCTGAAAGCATTAAACTAAAGAACGAAGAAATCAAGCTAGAAATCGAAAAGGCTGAAGTCGCTAAGGCTGAAGCTATCGCTCAAGCTGAACAATTCAAGAAAGATCTTGAAGAAAATAACAAGAAGCTTTCTGAGACTGCTGCCAAGCTCGCAGAACTCGAAAGCACAATTTCTGCTCAAGCTGCTCAAGAACTTTATAGTTCAAGAATGAGTTCATTAGATAATGATTACGATCTTGATGAAGTTGATCGTCAATTTCTAGCTAAAGAAGTATCTGCTTTGGCTAACACAGAAGAAGCTTTCGCTTCTTATAAAGAAAAGCTCGCTGTTCTTTTTAGACATAAGAGCAAAGCTTCAAAGCAAGATCAAGATAAGATTTTCCAAGAACGTCTAGAAGCCGAATTGGCTAAGAGAATGGGACAAGCAAAGACTCAACAAACTGAAGTTGTCGAAAAGACAGTTGAAGTTGAAACAGCTTTGGCTAACGCCAAACGCGAAGAGCCAGCTATACCCACTCAGTCAGTTTCTCCTTCAGATTCAAAAACTTCTTGGAAAGAAAGACTAGGTAAGGCTTTCAGTAAGGAAAATATAACAGTTAAATTTTAAAATATATGTCACTAAGATTATATCCATTCAGACAGTATAGCGACGTTGATGTTGTCAACATGTTCGCAAGCGACACTGTTGATGCCACCCCATCTACAAATGGTAATGGTTCAGCTGGTGTTTTCGTCAGAGTATCAGCTGGTAACTTGGATCTAGATCCAATTCAATACACAGCTACCGATATTACAAATACACTTGGTAAGGCAGATTATCCTTTCTTGGGTGCTGCTCAATACCCTGCTGTACCTTTGCAGTTCACTGCTGCCACTGCTGGTGTTCCAGTTCTAGGCATGACTCTTAATCAGACCCTAGCTGCTGATGAAAATGGCGAAAGACTTCTTTATAATCCTGTAAAGAGAGCTGAACTACAAGCTGTTCTCACTGGACAAGCTGTTCCTGTAGCTACTCGCGGTATCTTTACATTGGCGGACACAGCTATTGACTGGGTTGACGCTAATATGGTTGTTAATAGCCATCTTGTTATCTCAGCTAATGCTGGTAAAGTTTCTGGCCTATTGGCTAGTGCTGTATCCCCAATCACTGGAACCACAAGTATCATTGGCCGTATTCTCGGCACTGGTCAACGTGTTTCTCAGAATGGTAAGAGTGATTATTTTGCCGGTACTACTACTGGTAAATACGCTCTCGTTCAGTTCGACTGCACCACATCTTACGTTGTCTAATCTATTTAACTATCAAATAATATGAAAATCGTTTTAAAGAGAACAGATGAACAAGTTGAGCTAATCAAAGCTCTAGCCTCCAAAAACCGTGAAGTAGCCTTCGATGCTCAAGTAGCTTTGGCTGAATTCATTGGACCAGTTTTGGCTGAAGTTATTAATAACGCTCCAACTATTTCAAATTTGTTCACTAGTCTTCAATTCAATGCTGAAGATAATCCCTCAATTCCTCTAGATCTCTATTATGATATCTTCGATGAGGACTATATCAAGGTTTATAGCCAAAGTGTAGCTGGTGGTCTTCCTCAGAACGTAGTACAACCTTTAGCTTCTGAGCTAAAGATCGCTACTTATCGTCTAGATAGCGCTATCGCTTTCGATAAGAAGTACGCTGCTAAGAGCCGCTTGGACGTAGTTAGCAAGTCTTTCACTCGTATTGCTCAAGAAGTCATGCTCAAGCAAGAAAGAACTTCTGCTAATCTCGTAATGACTGCTCTAGCTCAAGCTTCTACAGGTAATGATAGTACTGCTGCTAATAACTATCATACTTTCCGTTCTGCTGCTGCTGGACGTTTCGTTCTTAACGACTTGAACAAGTTGTTCACAAAGATTAAGCGTATTAACGCTTCGTTCGTTGGTGGAACTCCTTCTGGCGCTCGTAGAGGTCTAACTGATCTTATCGTTTCTCCAGAAATCGTTGAAGAAATTCGTGGTATGGCTTACAACCCCATTAACACTAAAATCGCTCCAGTAGTTGCTGCAAGCACAAGTAATACTGCTGGTAACGCTCCTGTTGTAGCTACAGATGCAATTCGTGATCAAATCTTTAATCAAGCTGGTCTACCTGAATTCTATGGTGTTAGTATCATGGAAATTCTAGAGCTAGGAATTGGCAAGAAGTTTAACACTATCTTCGATACTGTAGCTGGTGCTACAGCTTATGCTGATCACTATAGCATTACTTCTTACGGTGGTACTGCTACAGCTTTCGATGGTGCTAATGAAGAAATCATTGTTGGTCTCGATAGAAGTCGCGATTCTCTAGTTCGCGCCGTTGCTGTCGATGCTGACAGCGGTTCTGAATTCAACCTCGTCGCTGATGATCAATATACACTTCGTCAGGGTAAGATCGGTTATTATGGTGCTTTGGAAGAGGGCCGTATGGTTCTCGACAATCGCGCTCTAGTTGGATTGATTGTCTAATATAATAGTTCGTTCGTCATAAATTAGGCGTTATCCGAAAGGGTAACGCCTTTTTTATTGAATAATATTAAATTTACTTAATATATTATATGGCTAAAAAGTCAATTAAGAAAAATTCAAAAAACGAAAAAAAGCCTGAACCTAAGAAGTCAGAGCTTGATAATTTAACACTTACAGATGGAAAAGCTTATGTTGATCCAGATATTGAAAAGGTTAAAAAGTTAGAAGAAATCCTTGGTATTAAAAAAATGAATCCATTTGGAACATCTAATATCGATATATTTAGAGAAAAACTAAATGAAATGACAATTGTGGATTTGCAACATATGTGCGAAAAAGTTGGTATCTTTGCAAGTGGATCGCGTCAACAAATTAAAGAAAAATTGATGCGCGAATTTAAGTCCACAAACAAAGGAACTATTTCAATGCTTGTGCAAAATCCTTCATTGATTTTAGATCCTAATAATCCACAGCATCAAAAAACTATAAAAATCTTAAGAGAGATATAATCAAACTTATAGCCATTTATATTTTTTTATCTCTTGCTTATATTAAATGTGTAATATACTAACAAATGGCAACGCAGTTATCAGTTATAAGAGGAGATGATCTTGGAACTCAGACGTTAAATTTAACTTCTTCTACTTTAGATTTTTCTAATATAACTTGTACTGGAGAAATCAGACCTCATCCAGATGGTAACTTAATATATCGATTTTTACCAGTGGTAGCTACTGCAACTGTTGGAACAGGTATAGTTTATTTTGATATTCCTGGTTCAGTTACAAAAGGTTTTCCTCCTATTAATTTATATGGAGATATACATTTTTATTCTACAGGTATATCAGATAGAACATTTTTTGAATTTAGATTAGACGTATTGCCAGATGTAACCCATTTATAATAAAAAAATTATATATGCCATCTAATGATTTTTCAATAACAATAAGTTCTAATGCAAATAATATAGCTTTATCCACTCAAACTCTAGGTCCAGTAGGTCCATCTGGAACTTCTGGAACTAGTGGTATAGGTATTCCAGTTGGTGGTACAGTTAATCAAGTTCTTGCCAAAGCGAGTTCAACTAACTATGATGTGGTTTGGGTGGATCAAACTGGTGGTGGAGGCAGTGGAGGTAGTGCGGGAACTTCAGGTAGCTCAGGTTCATCTGGTACTTCTGGCAGCAGTGGTTCGTCTGGAACTTCTGGTGGTACAGGTTCATCTGGCACTTCTGGTAGCAGTGGTTCGTCTGGAACTT